GAATAAGTTGGTAATCAAGTTGCTTTAACTGCATTTCTGCTTGATTCTTAGCCTGAATACGTGCCTGCTCTATCTGCATTTCAGCTTGCATTTCTTGTTGTTTTAACTGTGCAGCTTGTTGAGCTGACTGCTGCTGCATCATAGCATTTTGCTCTGAAGCTTGTCTTGCTTGAGCTTGCTGATCTTCTTGATATTTAGTTCTACGAAGAATAAGCATTTGATTAGCCATCTTAATATTTCTAATAGAACGTATCATTATAGCATCTTCAAGTCTAAGCTCTTTTTGAGCTAGAGAAACTTGAATATTTTGCTCCATCATCTGTTTCTCTTCCTCACTAGGTGCAACCTCTAAAGTTATACCAAACTCATGTATAGACATCTTCTTCATCATATCTATACTGTGCATTGCAGTATCACCTATAACATTGCTATACATGTTATGTAAACCTTTATAGTTTAAAAGATCCTGCATTCTCATAGATATACACTGAGAGGTTCTTTTTGTAACATTTAAATAAGCATCATTTACATCTCTTGTAGCGTTATTAGAAGCTAACAAAGCTAACTTTTGAACACCTACAAGTGCTTCACTAGATGGCTGAGAAGCATCACGTGCTTCATTAACACCAGTTACGTCACGAATCATCTGTAGATTGTGATTGTAAACGTTTATTAAAGTTCCAAAGTCTCTACCTATACCATTTTCCAACTCAGCAATAGGTACCGCACCTGTCATGTTACCTTCGTCATCTATACGTCTATAGTATATATTACCAGTTTGATCGTATATCTCTTGAAGCTCTAAAGGAGTAAATGTTCCACCATCACCTTTTGATACGTTCTCTAAAGAACCAATCTCAAAGGCTGCACCCTTAGGTCTAGCCTTAGCAAGAACATGTTGTATTTTAAGGTGAGCTAATTGTATCTGATCAGCAAAAGGAATCATTCTATCAACTAAAGATTTACTCTTCATCTTATAAAGATTAGGCTGATATATAATGTATGATAAGTTGGTATCTGATAAGTTAGATTTAGACCTAGGCATATTTTCCATCATACCATAATTAAATATATAATCTGTATTTATTATATACTTACCAGTATAAACTACCTTTACTGTAGACCCTATACTTTCTCTTTTAGTTTTTGATTTTTTAGGAGCCTTATAATTAGACGCTTTTTTGTTTACAGAAAAACCACCAAACTTATTTTCTTTTTTCTCGTAATTTAAAGAGTGACTTGTAATAAACTCAGCGTCTAAAACATTAACACTAAACTTGTCGTAATCATAAGTTTCGTTACCGTTATCATAATAAGCTCTATCACCATAAGTCATAGGGTTATTATTTTTACCTGCATACTCTTTAGCTATCTTTATATAATCATCTTCACTAAACTGATCTCCAGCTTGCTGTTTAAGATCAGCTATAGTCATAGAGTAAACTTCACCTGCATGTCTAACATTTTTAAAGTCAGGCTTTGATGAGTATGAAGTAATAAGATTAGAAGGATCTACGTGTCTAATTGTAACACCCCTAGAAGGAGATAGTTCAATTTTAGAAGAACATAAACCTAAAACAACTAAGTCACGAATCATTAACCTTTTAACTTCATCGTAATCGTTTATGTCTAAAGTATATTCTATTGCCTTCTCTAGTGCTATTTCTACATTTTGTTTGTAGTTTATAGCCATAAACATATCTATTTCTTCAGAGCTTTGAGCAACAAAACCTTTAGGAGCAAGAGGTATACCAGTTTGATCTTCCAGACCTTCTACAAAGTCCTTAGTAATCATATCAGCATACATCTGTTTTTTCTTATTAAGCCTTTCCTCTGCAGCTATAGGATCTATAGATTTAGCTTTTATATCATACTCCTGATTAACCATTCCGTTGACTATAACGTCAACAAACTTTGGTATTATTGATACTGGAGTAAAATCTATATTAAGATAAGCAGTATCACCTTGTACATCTAATAGGTCTTTATACTTCCCTATATCCTGACTACCCTCAGCGTATGCTCTATTTCTAGAATATCTTATTTTTCTATCCCTATGGTAGACATCTGAATTTTTACTATGATCATAATACATAGCCTTAAAGTAATCAAGGCCATACTTAATGTCAGCTTTTTCTTCATTAGTAGCTAACGGAGAAGGATAGCCATTTAACTTGTCTTTTGTATTATTATAAATCATGCCTTAATTCTTTTACTATACATCCCCTTAACATTATATTTTTTTACTATAGGATGTGCTTTTTTTATTTCTTTTTTAGGTTTTATATATTTCTGTGACGCTAATAAAGCCAATGATGACGATATACTAGCATCATATTTAGTTCTGTTATCTATCTCAAATCTACTCCAATCATCTAAAAGCGTGTTAAAATAACATCTACCAATCTCTCCTGTGTCTGCATTATAACCTACATAATCATATATGTAAGTTGCTATAGCTTCTGCTTGAGCATTTATTACTGCAGCACCTGAACCAGGTATACCCTTGGTCTTTTGTTTTCCTCTACTCCACTCTGTGTGAGTCATATCTGGTCTATCCATCAGGTACTCATAGTACCCTCTATTTTCAAAATACTTTAGTATTCCTACTTTATTATTCTCTACTAATATTTGACATCCATAGAACACACACATTTTAATCATGTCTTCGTAAAATATCTCCGCTTTAGGAGGTCTATTAATGTACTCACACACAAACTGCATAGAAGCATCACTTGCCATGCTAAACTTATGAAATACATGAGCAGCAGCATCAGACCTTCTACCATCCGTAGTGGTATCATGATCATAAGGGTCACATCCTGCAACCAAAGCATCTGATTTACCAGGGAACTTTTTGTTATACCTAGATGTAATAACATTTTGGTTTTGAACTTCTGGAACCCAAGTGATTTCCCACTTACCTTTTCTGTGAGGTATCCAAATAACCTCGCTGTCTTGTACGCCATTTTTCCAAACAAACTCTCCCCTTGTCGTAGGAGTATTATTAACCTCGTTATAATCCATCTGCTGATAAATTCTTTCGACATCAAATATACAACTTTGTGTATCATTTCTAAACGCTTCCTCTACTGTAAATGGAAACTGTCTTTTAAATTCAGATAAAGCAGTAGTATCATCCTTCAAAGCGTCCCTTCTATTTTGTATATAGTCTCTAGCACCAGTATCAATACTCATGTCATCAATGCCCATTACAGGTTTATCTGGAGTGTCTATAACACTATATCCATACTCGTCTATAAACCCTTCTAGGTTGTCATAAGCAGGAATAAATAATTTATATAAACCACTTTTAGTTCTACCGTTAAGATCTTTTTCTGACATATCAGAGTCGTAGAATATATCCTTAAACTCTGCACCACCATCTTGTTGCTTATTAGCAGTGGATCCCATCATGCACTTACCTACTACCTTTCTACCAAGTAATAAACAAGTTTGAGTTACACCCCAGTTTTTCTTTATAGAGTTTTGACCTGTCCACTTACCAGCTTCATCATGAACCAAAAGTTTTAGCTTCATACCATCATAGCTATTATCAGCAGTATTCTTCCAATCTATAATAGAGTTAAGTGCTTCAGACTTTTCTATGTGCTTTTGATTTTTAGTAATCTTTTTAGCAGGTTCTCTAAATGCTAACTCTACACGAGGATTACTAGAACCATCTTGTATAGGTTGAAAAAAGAAAGGATAGTTTCTATATATACGAACTACCTTGTCTGTAAACATAGTCTTAGCATCAGCACCCGTTTTAGACAGTAAACCAAAATTACTATCGTAAACTTGAGTAGCTTTATTTACTATCTCACTACTGGCCATGTAAGAAAAACCACTACGTCTGTTTTTAAGAAAACACATACCGTAAGAGTTTTTATCGTTTTTACACGCTTCCCAAAAAATAAAGAACGTTCTGTTAGCATCTCTGTAATCAGGAAAACCAACATCTATTTTAGCCCACTGGATAAACATATAATGAGATCCAGTAATATAAGTAGGAACACCGTTATTATAAAACCACAAACCATCTCTCCTACGTCTAAATTCTTCTTCTATGTAGTCTACATAATCTGTAGCGTTCTCTCTTGTTAACCCCTTTGGTATATCCTCTCTAGTCCACTTCTGTTGTTTCTTAGGTAGGTTATAATATAGTATATCTTTTTTATATCTAGGTTTTTTAGGAAGAACTATTTTCAAGTTATCAAACTCTAAAACTTCTCCTTCACTACCTTCAGTAAGATATATCATATCACTTTTTTGCATACCGTTCAGCAAAAGATCCTTTAAAATCTTTTTTCTCTTCTATTAAGGATTCTCCTTCCTTGATTCTATCCTCAAGGTTTTTTATTCCTAAAAGAA